GATGCCCACCCTTCGCGAAACCATCCTCGCCGCGCTGCACGCGCGGCTTGTCGCGCTGCCCGCCATCGCCCTGCGCAGCGAGGTGCTGCCCGAGCGGGTGCCGCCTGCGGGGCTCGTGATCCTGCGCGATGGCGACCCGGGGGAGCCGGAGGTGACGCTCTCGCCGCTGCGATACCACTACCAGCACCGCGCCGAGATCGAGGCGGTCGTGCAGGGCGCGGCGCGTGACGCCGCTTTCGACACGCTGACCGCCAGCATCGGCTCGGCGCTCGCTGCCGACCGGACGCTTGGCGGCCTCTGTGACTGGGTGGAGGCGGAAGCGCCACGGCCGGTCGATCTGCCTGTCGAGGGTGCCGCGAGCCTCAAGGCGGCGGTGATCCCGGTCGTCCTGCACTACACCACCGCCGATTCGCTCGGCTGACCCATCGAGAAAGGAGACGACCATGGCCACGGCTCTCGGCAGCCGGGCGGGCCTCGCGCTCGCCTATGAGACGCGCCTCAGGCACCCCGCCCGCGACCGGCTACCGGGCGCTCGGCTTCGTGCGCATGGATTGAGGCGCGCAGCAGGAGCTCGTCGCCTCGGACCCGCTCGGCGCCGGCCGCGACCCGGCCGCGCCGATGCAGGGCTTCATCGACGTGGACCTCTCGGGCGAGGTGCCGGTGGACCTGCGCCAGATCGGCTTCTGGCTGAAGCTCGCCTTCGGCAACCCCGTGACGACCGAGGATGCCGGCGTCTTCACCCATGTCTGGGAGTCGGGCTCCTACACGCTGCCCTCGGCGGCGATCGAGCTGCAGAACCCCGACGTGCCGTCCTTCGCGATGCATGGCGGCTGCGTGCTCAATGAGATCGGCTGGGGGTTCCGGCGCGCCGACGAGATGCTGGCCGCGAGCGTGGCGCTCATCGCGCGGTCCGAGACGACGGCCGCGACGAGCGGCGCCGGAACCCCCGCGGCGGTGGAGCGGCTGCGGGTCGGGCATTTCCACGGCGAGATCCTGCGCGACGGCGTGCCGCTCGGCGGGGTGACGAGGGTTCGTTCCGGTATGCGAACGGGATCGAGCGGATCGCCACGGTGCGCGGCGACGGGCTGATCGAGGGGGGCGATCCGGGCATGGCGGCGCTCACCGGCGATCTGACGGTGCGGTTTTCGAACCACGTGCTGCTCGACCAGGCGCGGGACGGGGCGCCCTGCGAACTCGCGCTCGCTGGCAGCGCGGCCCGACGCAGTCGCTGACGATCATCGCCCATGCGGTGCAGCTGTCGCGCCCGCGGCGGCAGCTGCAGGGGCCGGGGGCGGTGCAGACGCAGTTCTCCTGGCAGCCGGCGAAAGCGTCCTCGCCGGCGCGCATGTGCCGGTCACGCTGGTCAACGATGTGGAGGAGTATGCCTGATGCTGCGGCTCGATCTTGCGAACGAACCCCGCTGGCTGGAGCTTCTGCCCGGGGTGCGGCTGAAGCTGCGCCCGCTGACGACCGCGCTGATGGTCGCGGCCCGCGCCGATCCGGCGGTCGAGGCGCTGGCGCCCGAAGCGAGCACGGAGGAACTGGCCCTGACCATGGCCAGGGCCGTCGCGTGGCTCGCCATCCTCGACTGGGAGGGCATCGGCGATGCCGAGGGCAACCCGGTCGGCGTGACCCCCGAGGGGATCGACGCACTCCTCGAAATCTGGCCCGCCTTCGAGGCCTTCCAGGCGGCGTATGTGGCGAAGGGTCTGCTGCTCGAGCAGGAAAAAAACGCCTCTGCGCCCTCGCCGAGTGGTCCTACGGCGGGGGCGACGCCTTCTGCGCGGCCTGCCCGCAAGCCTGCCCGGACTGCCCCGCAAGGCTGAACCGGCCTGTCACCTTTGAGGGCGCACAGGTCTGGGATCTGGCGCAGCGCCTCGGCGGCGAGCTGCGCCTCCTCCCCGGCGCGGTGATCGGCTGGGACATGGGCGCGGCGCTCGCGCTGGGCCGCGCCCTCGGCATCCCGCCCTTGGCCATGGCCGAGTTCCTGCCCGCCATCGAGGCGGTGATGGTGCGCAGGATCAACGAACAGATGGCGGCCGCGCGCGGTTGATGGTCAGGAAGGCCGCTTCGGGATCACCTGCACCCCCGGCAAGCCCTCGAAATGTGCATCGCAGGTCACCAGCATCGCGTCCCTCGCGCGCGCCGTGGCGAGGACGATGGCATCGGCGGTGGCGAGACGATGCGCGCGGCAGGCCTCGGCCGCCGCGAGCGCGATCTCGGTGTTGAGCGGCACGACCCGGCAGACCTGCGTGAAGGCGACGACCTGATCGGCCTTGCCCTCGCCCACCTCGCGGGCGAGCCATCTGGCGAGTTCGAGCTGGACCATGGTCGGCACCACCCAGGCCTCCTGCGCGGGCAGATGCCCGGCGACGGCCTCGCCGGTAGGCGAGCCGATCAGCCATTCGATCCAGGCCGAGGTGTCGACGAGGATCATCAGGTCCGGTCCGACCGGTCGCGATAATCCTCGGGCCGCGCCCCTTTCGCGAGGCCTTGAAGGCTCTCCTTCTTCGGCACCGGCACCAGCAGGACGCCGGTGCCCTTGGGGATGAAGGCGAAGGTCAGGCCGGCCTCCCAGGCCTGGGCAGTCCGGATCGCCTTGGGGATCGAGATCTGGAACTTCGAGGACAGGGTCGCGGTCTCGGCCATCGTCATACGCCTCATGGATCGATGCCAATAACGTAAGACGCGAGAGCCGCGAAAGCAAGGAGCTTCCGATGACCGAGAAACGCGTATCCGTCCGCCTCGCGGCGGTGGGCGGCCGACAGGTGCGTTCCGAGCTTGAAGGCGTCGGCGAGGCCGGGGCGCGTGGCTTCGGGCGTCTGTCGCGCGAGATGGAGCTGGCCAACACCCGGCTTGCCGCCTTCGCGCGGCGCGCGCGGATCACCGCGGCGGCAGCGGCCGGGGCGCTGGCGGCGGCGGCGACGGCGATGATCCGCTCGAGCCTCGCCGCCGTCGACGCGCAGGCCAAGCTCGCCGCCTCGCTCGGCACGACGGTCGCCAGCATCCAGGTGCTCGAGCGCGCGGGCGATCTGGCGGGCGTGTCGATGGGCCAGATCGAGCAAGCGGCGATGCAGCTGACCCGGCGGCTGAGCCAGGGCGCGATGGCGAGCGCCATGGGTTCGAGCGAGCCATCGCGCGCCGGAGCCGGGCCGGCTGTCCGGGCCTTGCAGCGGCTCGGCCTGACGGCGGCGCAGCTGCAGGCCCTGCCGCTCGATCAGCGCATCGCGCTTATCCAGGACCGGCTGGCGGACCTCGTGCCCGAGGCCGAGCGTGCCGCCGTGGCCGCGCAGCTCTTCGGCGACCGTGCGGCGCTGGTCTTCACGCGGATCGACACCGCGACGCTGCGGCAAGCGACGGCGGACGTGCGCGACTTCGGAGTGGTCGTCAGAGATCAGGACGCCCGCCAGATCGAGCGCACAAACGATGCGATCTCGCGCCTCGGCCTGATCTGGCGTGGTCTCTCGAACCAGCTCGCTGTCGCCGCCGCCCCCGCGCTGGAGGCTGTCGCCGATCCCATGGCAACGGTCGCGCGCACGCCGGGCCGCTCGGCATCGCGATCCGGACCCTGTTCGACAATCTCGGACGGCTCACCTCCTATGCCGCCACCTTTGCTGCCCTCATGGCCGGGCGCTGGGTCGTGGGGCTGGCGGCGGCGGCGCTGTCGGTCCGGGGGCTGGCGACGGCGCTCGTGGTCCTGCGCGGCGCGCTGATCCGCACCGGCATCGGGGCGCTGATCGTCGGCGCGGGCGAGCTGGTCTATCAGTTCTCCCGCCTTGCCCGCGGTGCAGGCGGGATCGGCGAGGCGCTGCGGCTCATGGGCGATGTGGCGCGCGCGGTCTGGGACGGCATGGGCCGCTATCTCGGCTCCTTCGCCGACGACTTCCGTGCCATGCGCGCCGATATCGAGGGCATCTGGACGCGGCTGATGGCCTTTCTTGCGGGCAAATGGGCGATTTCCTCGGCCAGATCGGCCCGACCTTCAATGCGGTGTCCGAGCGCGTCGGCTCGGACCTGCAGATCGACTGGTTCAGGGCGCAGTCCTGGGCCTCGATGCTGGATCATGCCGCCAGCAATGCCGGTGCCGCCGCCGACCGCTTCCGCGAGCGTGCCGCGGAGACCCGCGCCACGGCCTTCGACGGTCTGCGCGAGGCGGTGGCTGCGCTGGCGGCGGCGGTTCAGGGCTCGGGAGCGGAGACCGAGGACGCGCTCGATGCCGCGAGCGCCGGGGCCCGCCGTGTGGCCGAAGCACTGGACGAAGCCGAAGCCGCCGCAGGGCGCGCCGGTTCTGCCGGACGCCAAGCGGGGGACGATACCGGCAGCGGCGCGGACACGGCGCTGACCGGCTGGGAGGCGGTGACGGCGACACTGTCGGACTACGCAACCCGCGCCCGCGAGATCGGCAGCGATATCGGCGCGGCGCTGGTGGGTGCCTTCCGGTCCGCCGAGACCGCCGTCGCCGACTTCGTGCGCAAGGGCAAGCTCGACTTCCGCGATCTGGTGACCTCGATGATCGCCGATCTGGCCCGGCTCGCCGCACGGCGCTTCATTCTCGGCCCGCTGGCGGGGCCTCTGTCGGGCGTCCTCGGCGGTGCAGGGGGCATGTTCGCCTCGGTGCTGCACGCAGGTGGCACGGTCGCCGCGGCCGGTCCCGGCCGGTTGGTCCCGGCGCTGGCCTTCGCGGGCGCGCCGAGGATGCATTCGAGCGGCTGGGTCGGGCTGAAGCCTGACGAGGTGCCGTCATGGCCCACGCTCGAACCGGTGGCGCTGCGGGCCATGACCCTCCAGCGCGGCGAGCGGGTGCTGTCGCGGCGGGAGGCGCAGAGCTACGGCGCGGGCGGCGGGATCAACGTCACCATCATGGCCCGCGACGTAGAGAGCTTCCGCCAATCCCGCACGCAGGTCGCGGCCGACATCGCCCGCGCGGTGTCGATGGGCCGCCGCGGCCTCTGAGGATCCCGAGAATGGCGTTTCACGAGGTCCGGTTTCCGGATGCGATCACCGTGGCGCGCGCGGCGGGCCGGAGCGGCGCACGCAGGTGGTCGAGCTCGCGAGCGGTGACGAGGAGCGCAACGCCAGCTGGGCCAATTCGCGCCGCCGCTACGATGTGGCCTACGGCATCCGCCGCGCCGACGATCTGGCGGCGGCCTTGCGTCGGGGAAACGGTCCACTGGACCGTTTCCTGATCCTCCTCACCTTCTTCGAGGCGCGCAACGGGCGCCTCCATGGCTTCCGCTTCAAGGACTGGGCCGATTACAAGTCCGGCCTGCCGTCGCAGGCGCCCGGACCGCAGGATCAGGTCATCGGCGAGGGCGACGGTGCGACCACGGTGTTCCAGCTGGTCAAGCGATACAGCTCGGGCAGCCAGAGCTGGACGCGGTCCATCGCCAAGCCCGTCGCGGGCACCGTCCGCGTCGCGCTGGGCGGGACCGAGCAGCTCTCGGGTTGGTCGGCCGACACCACCACCGGCCTCGTCACCTTCGGCTCGGCCCCCGGCGCGGGCGTCCCCGTCACCGCGGGCTTCGAGTTCGACACCCCCGTCCGCTTCGACACCGACACGCTCGACGTGACGCTCGACCTCGAACGGCTGGGCTCGTTCGCCTCCATTCCGCTTCTGGAGATCCGCCGATGAACGACGAGACCGGCTTTCTCGCCGCGGTCCTGCGCGAGCTTGCCGCCTCGACGGCGGTGATCCTTGCCGCCTGGGGCGCGCTCGGGGGTGCGACCAACGCGCTGACCACGAAGATGCGCCTGCGCGATGTGCTGCGCCATGTGCTGCGCCATGTGCTGCTCGGTGGGCTGATCGCGGCCGGCATGGGCAGCCTGTCGATGGCGGTGGTCGCGCTCTGGCTCGGCCTGCCGCCCGAGGCGATCCCGGCGGGCGGTGCCGCGGGGTCCGCCGCCTATCTCGTCGGCGTCTTCGGCCCGGCGGTGATCGAACTGGTGCTTGCCCGGCTGCGCAACGCCAAGGGGGGCGACGGCGATGCATGACCTCCTCCGCCTCGCGCGCCTTATCCGCTGCGACAGCGCCGACCCCGGCGCGCGTTTCCGTCACCGCCTCGCCGTCGGCCTCGTCGTCGCGGGGCTGATCCTTCTCCTCTCGCTCCTGAGGTGATCCCATGCAGACCAGCCCTCGCGGCCTCGTGGCGCTCGTGCGTCACGAGGGCATCGTTCCTGCGCCCTATCGCGACGCCGCGGGCGTCTGGACCTGGGGGATCGGCCATACCGAAACCTCCGGTCTCGCGCCCAACCCCCGGCTCATGCCGCGCGGCATGCCGCCCGACTGGCGCGCCGTCCTCCCCGAGACCTTCCGCCTCTTCCGCGCCCGGCTCGCGCCCTACGAGAAGGGCGTGGGTCAGACCGTGACGGTGCCGCTTGCCCAGCACGAGTGGGACGCGCTCGTGAGCCTCTGCTTCAACATCGGTCCTGCGGCGCTCGCGCGCTCGAGCGTGGTCCGCCACCTGAACGCGGGCGACCGGCAGGCAGCGGCGGACGCGATTCTGGCCTGGAACCGCGCAGGGGGGCGCGTGTTGGAGGGGTTGAAGCGCCGCCGGGCCGAGGAACGCGCGCTGTTCCTGACCGGCAGCTATCCGTCCGGGCCGATCTCCGTCTACAGCGCCGATGCCGAGGGGCGCCTCGGCGGCGTGATCGCGCGGCTGAGCGAGGCCGAGGTTCTGGCCACCCTCGTTCTCGGCGTCGTCGGCTCCAGCATCGGCATGGGCTTTGGCGGCGCGATCCTCGGCCTCTCCGGTGCCGCCATCGGCGGGCTGATCGGCTCGACCGTGGGCTCGGTCATCGACAGCTGGATTGTCTCCTCGCTCGCCCCCACCCAGCGCATCGAGGGCGCGCGGCTCAACACGCTGCGCATCACCTCGGCCACCGAGGGCGCGGTCATTCCGAGGCTCTACGGTCGAATGCGGATGGGCGGCAAATCATCTGGGCGACCGATTTTCGCGAGGAGACCAAGATCACCACGCAGGGCGGCGGCAAGGGCGGTGGCGGCGGTCGGGTGCGCACGACGGAGTATCCCTACTATGCCAGCTTCGCCGTTGCGCTGTGCGAGGGGCCGATCACCGGGATCGGCCGCATCTGGGCCGACGGCAAACCGCTCGACATGAGCGGTATCACGATGCGCTGGTATCCCGGCGACGAGACGCAGGCCCCGGACCCGTTCATCGCCGCGAAGATGGGCGCGGCCAACACCTCGGCCTACCGTGGCACGGCCTATATGGTCTTCGAGGAACTGGCGCTCTCGACCTATGGCAACCGCCTGCCGCAGCTCTCCTTCGAGGTGTTCCGGCCGCTCGCCGATCCCGACACAGCCGAGGGGCTGACCCGCGCCGTCACCATGATCCCGGCCTCGGGCGAGTTCACCTATGCCGCGCAGGCCATCCGCAAGACCGACGGCGGCGCGACGGTGCCCGAGAACCTGAACGCGCTGGCCGACTCCACCGACATGGTGGAGGCGCTCGACCGGCTGCAGGCCATGGCCCCAGCGATCGAGAGCGTCAGCCTGGTCGTCGCCTGGTTCGGCGACGATCTGCGCGCAGGCTCCTGCAAGGTGCGACCGGGCGTAGAGGTCTCGGCCAAGTCGACCACGCCCGCTACATGGTCGGTCAACGGTGTGAGCCGCGCCAGCGCCTTCCTCGTCAGCCGCGATGATCAGGACCGTCCCGTCTATGGCGGCACGCTGTCGGACTTTTCCGTGGTGCAGGCGATCCAGGAGATGAAGGCGCGCGGGCTGCGGGTCACCTTCTATCCCTTCATCCTGATGGACGTGCCCTCGGACAACACCCTGCCGAACCCGTATTCCGACAACGCCGCCGAGACGGGGCAGCCCGCGTTCCCCTGGCGCGGGCGGATCACCTGCTCGCCGGCGGCGGGCTTCGCGGGCACGGTCGACAAGACCGCCACGGCCGCCACACAGGTCGCGGCGCTGTTCGGCGCGGCCACGCCTGCGAGCTTCAACGTCTCGGGCGAGAGCGTCAGCTGGACCGGCACGCCCGGCGACTGGGGCCTGCGCCGGATGATCCTGCATTACGCGCATCTCTGCGCGGCCGCCGGGGGTGTCGATGCCTTCCTGATCGGGACCGAGATGCGGGGACTGACCACGATCCGGTCGAGCGCCAGTGCCTATCCCGCGGTGCAGGCCTTCCGCGATCTCGCGGCCGCCGTGCGGCAGATCCTCCGGCCTGCGACGAAGGTCAGCTACGCTGCCGATTGGTCGGAATATTTCAGCCACCAGCCGGGCGACGGCAGCGGCGACGTGTTCTTCCACCTCGACCCGCTCTGGTCGGATGCCAACACCGACTTCATCGGCATCGACAACTACATGCCGCTGTCGGACTGGCGCGACGGGTTCGATCATGCCGATGCACAAGCCGGCTGACCTGCGATCCACGACCGGGGCTACCTGCAGGCCAACATCGCGGGCGGCGAGGGCTTCGACTGGTTCTATGCCTCGGAGGCCAATCGGTGGACACAGCTGCGCACCACGATCACCGATGGTGCCGCCGGCAAGCCATGGGTGTTCCGCTACAAGGATCTGCCCGCCTGGTGGTCGGAGCCCCACTTCAACCGCCCGGGCGGGGTGGAGAGCGGGACGCCGACCGCATGGGTGCCGCAGTCGAAGCCCGTCTGGTTCACCGAACTCGGCTGCCCGGCCATCGACCGGGGCACGAACCAGCCGAACGTCTTCTTCGATCCGAAGTCCTCGGAGAGCTTCACGCCCTACTTCTCGCGCGGCTGGCGGGATGACGCGATCCAGCGCGCCTATCTCGAGGCGACCTATCTCTGGTGGGGCGAGGCGGCGAACAACCCGGTGTCCGCCGTCTATGGCGGCCGGATGGTGCATGTGCCGGAATGCGCCGCCTGGACCTGGGACGCGCGGCCCTATCCGTTCTTCCCCGAACTCACCGGCGTCTGGACGGACGGGCCGAACTGGCGGCTCGGGCACTGGCTGACCGGGCGGCTCGGGGCGGTATCGCTGGCGGCCCTCGTCCGGCACCTCTGCCTGCGCGCCGGTCTCCCGGCGCACCGCATCGACGTCACCGGCCTCTGGGGCGCGGTCGAGGGCTATGTCATCGGCGCGCTGGAAAACCCCCGCGCCTCGATCACGACGCTCGCGCGGCATTTCGGCTTCGATGCCGTGGAGAGCGGCGGGGTCATCCGCTTCGTCATGCGTGGCCGCGCGGCGGTGGCCGAGATTGGCGCCGACGATCTGGTCGCTGCTCCCGATCCGCGCGCAGAGGGGCTGGAGCTGACCCGCGCGCAGGAGACCGAGCTGCCCCAGGCGCTGAAATGGCAGGTCGCGCGCGCCGACGAGGGTGAGCGGGGACCGTGGCCGCAGTGCGGCCGCGCAAGCCCCGCGAACGACGCAGCCCAGGTCGAGGCGCAGCGGATCACCGTGTCCGCGAGCCGGATCGCCTCGGAAGCCTTCCCCATGGCCGTGGCGCCCCAGGAGGCCGAGCGCCGCTGCCGCCGCGCGCTCATGGAAGCCTGGATCGGTCGCGAGACCGCGAGCTTCCGCCTGCCGCCCTCGCGGCTGGCACTCGATCCGGCCGACGTGATCCGGCTCCAGCACGACGGGCGCAGTCTCGATTTCCGCCTGCTGTCCACCGCAGATGCCGAGGCGCGAGGCATCGAGGCGATCCGCCAGGACCGCGCCGCCTACGACCTGCCGCCCGGCGACCCCCGTCCCGCCTCGCTGGCCCGCCCCCTGGTGCTGGCCGCGCCGGACGTCGCCTTCCTCGACCTGCCGCAGCTGACCGAGGATCAGCCCGCGCATCGGCCCCTGATCGCCGCCCATGCCAGCCCCTGGCCGATCGAGATCGCCGTCTTCCGCAGCGCGTCCACGGATGGGTTCAACCTCCTGACGACCTTTGGCAGTCGGGCCCGGATCGGCACGCTTGCCTTCGACTTCTTTCCCGGGCCAACCTCCCGCTTCGATCTGGGCAACGCACTGGTGGTCGATCTCCTGTCCGGAACGCTGGAAAGCGTGACAGACGTCGCGCTGTTCGGCGGAGCGAATGCGCTGGCAGTCGAGGCCACCGCTGGCCAGTGGGAGATCGTCCAGGCAGGCGCGGCTGAACTGATCGCCCCGGGCCGCTACCGCCTGACCCGACTCCTGCGCGGCCAGCGCGGAACGGAGCACACGATGGGAAACCCGGCCCCGGCCGGGGCACGGGCGGTCGTGCTAGATGAGGCGCTGGCCTCGCTGCCCATCGCCGAGGCCGACCTCGGTCTACCGTGGAACTGGCGCGTGGGCCCGGCCGCGCGGGCGCATAGTGACGCAAGCTATGCCGCGCTGGGCTTCAATCCCACTGGCCGGGGGCTTGTTCCCTTCGCCCCGGTCCATGTCGAACAGCCGTGGCGCAAGGCGCGCAGTCCCGGCGATCTGACGATCCGCTGGACACGCCGGTCCCGAGCACTCGCGGCCGACAGCTGGGGCGGGCTCGAGGTGCCGATGGCCGAGGAGCTGGAGGCCTACGAGGTCGAGATCCTCGACGGTGCCACCGTGAAGCGGGTGCTGACGAGCAGCACGACCTCGGTCCTCTACAGTGCCGCCCAGCAGACCGCCGATTGGGGCGCGTTGCTCGGCCCCGGCGACGCGCTGGCCCTCCGCATCTTCCAGCTCTCGGCCCGCCTCGGGCGCGGGGCACCGGCAAGCATCACGCTGCAATTCTGATCCGAACCTTCGGGAATCCCACAGGATCGACCATGTCCGACACCACCACCCATCTCGGCCTGCCGTATCTCATGGCCGCGCAGACGCAGAAGCATGTCACCCACAACGAGGCACTGCGGCTGCTCGACGCCATGGTGCAGCTGGCCGTCCTCGACCGCTCCCGCACCGCGCCGCCCGCGAGCCCCGCCGACGGCGACCGGCATCTGGTGGCCTTGGGTGCGACCGGGATCTGGGCGGGCTGGGATCTGAACGTGGCCTTCTGGGTCGACGGCGCATGGATCCGGCTCGTCCCGCGTCCGGGTTGGTTGGTCTGGGTCGCCGACGAGGGCGCGTTTCTCGTCTGGTCCGGCTCCAGCTGGGCCAGCGTCGGCGAACCGCGCGACGTGCCCGACAGCGTCTTCAGCCTGGTTAACGACGCGGATCCGACGAAGAAGGCCGTCTTCTCGCTGGCCTCGATCTCGACCGGCCAGACCCGGACCTACACGCTGCCGAACACTTCCTCGGAACTGGCGATCCTTGCGGGCACGCAGACCTTCTCGGGGAACAAGACCTTCTCCGGCACGCTGACGGCCTCCGGGGGAACGGCGACCCTCGGCACCTCGACCGGCGCCGCCACCTATGGCGTCGGGACAGGCGCCACGACCAATGGCACCACCAAGACCGTGAACCTCGGGACCGGCGGCGCGCCCGGGTCGAACACCGTCGTGAACATCGGCTCGGCCACCTCCGGTGCGGGCGGGACGACGGTGATCAACACGCCCACCGTGACCTTCGCCAACAGCGTCACGCAGGTCGGCATGCCCCAGGCCAACCTGACCGCCCAAGCGCTGGGCCACGGCTGGGCCACGGCCGACGCCTTCAACCGCTTCTCGATCAACACCCCCGCGATGCTGTTCAACCATGCGGGGGGCGGGATCGAGGCGACCTTCAACAAGAACACCCCCGGCGACGATGCCGCCTTCGCCTTCAAGACCGGCTTCTCGGCCCGCGCCCTGATCGGGTTGCCGGCAATGACGACTTCAGCTTCAAGGTCAGCCCCGATGGCTCGACCTTCTTCGATGCGATCCGGATCGACCGCGCCAGCGGCCGGGTCGAACTTCCCGAGCCCATGGTCCTGCCCGGCCGCGCGACGCCCCCGGACCCGCCGCCCGCGGGCAAGGCCGCCGTCTATGCGCGCAGCCGCGCCGGGGCGCCGTGGATCGACGTCATGCGCCCCTCGGGGCGGGACTTCCCGCTGCAGCCCCACTTCGGGGTGAACCGGATCGCCTGGTGGGCGCCGTCCTCCGGCACCACGATCAACGCGATCGGCATGCCACGCACGGGCGTCGGCACCGCCTCGACGCCCGGCCTCGCCACCACCAACCTCTCCACCTCGATGCGCCGCTGGCGGATGACCAGCGCGGCCACGGTGGACGCGGCGGCCGAAGAACGCTCGGCGGGCTGGGTGTGCTGGCGCGGCAATGCCGAAGGGCTTGGGCGGCTTCACCTATGTGAACCGGCTCTCGCTGACGACGCTTCAGCCCACCGGCATGGGCTTCTTCGGGCTCATGGGCTCGACGGCGGCGCTGGCGACTACGCTCGCACTCTCTGCCGTCGTCAACGCCATCGGCATCGGCTTCCAGCGCGGCACGCATGCCAACTGACAGATCGTCCACAACTCCGGCTCCGGGTCGCCCACGCTGACCAATCTCGGCGCGAGCTTCCCCGTCGATGCGCCCACGAACGTCCTGACCCTCTTCCTTTATGCCGCCCCGAACGCCGCGTCGGTCTGGGTCCGCGTCGTCGAGGAAGTCTCCGGCGCCGTCGCCGAGGTCGAGATCACCGCGAACCTCCCCGCCGCCACCCAGCTCCTGAGCCCCCGCAACTACATGAACACCGGCAGCACGGCGGCTGCGGTCGCCTATGACTGCAGCGGCGTCTGCCTAGAGACGGACTACTAGTCGCTCCGTACGGTGCGAAAAGCCACTGGTGGCATCGGTTCGCCTTTGCGAAGCAGGCGCGCTACGCTTGTGTGGTTGGGTAGCCGAAGCAGCGTCGAGGGGGCGATCTCCTGGCCGAGCCATTCCGCCAGGAGATTGGCGTCCTTCGGCCCCAAGCGAAACACTACGAGATTGCCTGAATTGCCGAGAATGGCATGCGCGAGGTCGCCTGCTCGACCGCCGTCGATCTGGGTGACAGACTGATTTGCCAAAACAATCGACAGTCCGTACTTTCGCACCTCGGCAAGCGCCTCGTTGAGCAGTCCGACCGCACCGAAGGTCTGGAACTCGTCGAGGATGACTCTCGCCACCCGTCGATCCGCGACCCTTAGGCGCGCGCGTTCCATGGCAGCTGCGAAAACGCGGATCGTGAAAATCCCTCCAAGGATTCCTGCATCCGCACCCCCAACGAGACCCTTTGCAAGATTGATGAGTACGCTCCGGCCTTCGGCCATGGCAGCAGACAGGTCGAGCGTCGTGCGGGGATTGCAAAGGATAGGTCGAAGGAACGGATTCCCCGCAATCTGTGTCAACTTGCTGGTGATGTAGGGAGCAATATTCTCGAGTGAGGCCTCTCCGCCTGCTTTCTGGGCAATGTTCTTCCAGAAAGCTCAACACCGAAGGGTCGGTACACTCTTGCAGAAGGCTGCGCCGGTATGCGGCGTCACCAAATACCCGTTCCAGATCAACGAGCGAAGCGTCGGCGCCACCCGCCTCCATGAGGAGGAGCAGGCTGCCCCTGAAGTACGCCGCGAACATCGGGCCCAGAATTTCGGCGTTGAAGCCGTAGAGAGACCTGAAGACCTCAATCAACTGATTGGCGATGAAGTTCCGCTGGATGGCAGCGTGGCGTCCCTTCACCACCAGGACGTTGAGCGAGAACGGTGCTTCGAAATCGCCTGCGTCCGCCACGATCGCGCGTGCCCGGACCGGCCGGGGCAGTGCCTCAAGGACTTCGGCATGGAGATCTCCGTGCGGGTCGACCAGGATCACTGGGCGTCCAGCTCGCGCGTCGGCCAACGCGATGTTCCGCAACAAGGTGCTCTTTCCGACCCCGGTCTGACCCACGATGTAGAGATGTTGCCGCAGGTCGTCTGCGTGCACAGCGACTGTCCTGCCGAACTCGTCCGCACCAAGCCGGATCACGTCGCCCCGTACTGGACGCCGGTGGCGCTTGCGCATGGCATTCGCGATCACCGCGACTGCGGCGGGATGCACCACGAAGTTCGGGACGTGCGTGCCTCCGCGAACCAAGTCGGAAAGATCGACCCCGGACGCTCGCGTGCCGGCGGGGAGGGGAACGGTGCCGAAGATCAGCGTTTCAACGAGATGTAACTCGGCAGTCTGGGACGCAGCAAGAAACCGCACCGAGATCTCGACCCTGTGCATAGGCTTCTGGGTCTTCATCCAGATATCAATATCCGCGAGCGCCGCACGTACCGCACCGGGCTGGTCTTCCGAATATGTCGCCGCGACCAGCTGCTCCCGGGCTTCGCAAAGTGCGCGCAGGACCGAGGCATCGAGCACGGCACAGGAGATTTCGATCGTGAGGTCAGCCTCGACGCCCGCTTCGGCCAGACCAATCAGCGCACGATCCAGCGAGAGGGCAGATCTGCCGCCGAGTGGCAGGAAAAGGGCTTTGTGCGCTGGCCTGCCGACAGGACCAGGATGAACAGCGGCGCCTCGAACGGAGCTAAGCGACATAGCATCGAAAGCAGGGGCAAGCAGTCGCGTCGGCGCCCCCGTGAGCAGGGGCATGGAAGGTTCGACAGCCGCCATGCCTGGGAACGCCACTCGGCATATCACTTCGAGCGACCGCTTCGTAATGACCCCTGAAGATGACACAGGAGACCGAATGCGGCCGACACGATAGACGAGTGCAACCGCAACTTCTAACGGCAGGTCTCGGCGCAGCGCATAGGTGACACTCAAGCGGGTTGCTCCGTTGGAGTCGTTCACCAGCCCTGCGAGAACGCGATGGCGATCTAGAAGCGCCACGTCAGGTTGCATCGTCCCGGGGCGCAAACGCAAAACTACCTCCCGTGACGGGCTGTCGGCGACGTGGAGCACGCCGTTACCACCGAAGACCTTCATTCCAGCAATTTCTTCATCGCCGCGGGGCAAGCGACGAGGTTCGTTTCCGCCCGGACTCAGGGGCCGATCACGCATCGTCGGCCCCAGGGCGTGCGGCCATGCAGTCGGGCGAGCTGAATGCAGGATTGGTGGCATCAATCGCCACGCGCCGTGCCGCGGTGGTGAGCGCATCGATCGCCGCACGACGCACCGCAAGGGTGAAGGAAAGATGGCGCGCGCACTGTTGAAACTCGCGCAGCTCGCACAGCGCGAGGCTGTCTCGTACGGCGGGCGAGATTACACGCTCGTCTTCTGGCATGGAGGCGCTCCTCATGGATTGGTGGCGGGCCTAATGGCACAGTCGGCGGACACGATCGAATTTCCCGCGCGTCGGTTGTGAACCGCGCCGGGCCGCCGGCGCGGCCCGGTGCCACCGGGCGATGTCAGGCCTTCAAGAAACGCCGACGCCGCCCCAGAAACGGCGTGCGAAGCGGCGTAGGCCGATCTTCCTCGGCCCTCGCCTTGGGGCCGCTAGCAACCATGCTGTCCCTGATCTGAGCTAGCGGGGCGTAGTACCGATCTTCGCGCCGGACGGGCTCCACCGCGGGCGACGTCGACCGCACCGTGCGCTTGACCCTCCGCACTTGGGACTTCGTCGGACTGCGTTCCGGCTTTACTTCCCGCTCGACGCCCATGACGCGCCGCAGATCGGAAAGGCAGTTCAGAACCGCACGCCGATCCCCGGTGCTGCCGGGGAAGACGAACATGAAGGCAAAGCCGTCGTAGTGTCCGATCAGCCGGGGGTGCTTTCCGCCTCGCTCGATACGCAGACCGGTCGCGCCCCACTCCCGCGCCGCCCTGACGAGCCTCTCGCTGATGTCGTCCGCCATCGTCCACCTCCTCTGGGTCTCGCCCGCCCATGTGGGCGAACTCGAACACTCAGTCGGAGGTGGGGGGTGGTTTTCCCGCTTTCCCCTAGGCCTCGGCTACGACGCCGATGATCTGACCAACGAAATCTCTCAGAAGCCCGCAATCTTCAGGGTCCTGCAGGAGGTCCGCGCCGGCTCGTCCGACGTCAAGGAAGCGGGCGACATACGCTCGTGCGAAGTAGAGGTGCTTGCTGAAGTCGTTCGAGATGTCCAGTTCGGGGCAGAGATGCAGCAGGCCTTCAGGGTCTCGCCCACTCAGTTGGGTGATTCCGAGCGATTGGCAGCCTGAAAGCCATGACCGCAAGAGGGCAAGCCGTGCCGAGTTGTCGGGCATCAGCCGAAGTGACGCAAGCATGGCAACCCAGCCCGCCTTGTGACCGACGACGGCGCGGGCCAGTGCCGACCACTCGTCGGCCACGAAGCCGTAGCATCCATGTGCGGGGGGCGGCCAATGCGGCCTGGGTTTCGAACCGGCGAGGATCGGCCAGCGTTGCAGCCACTCGGGCCCACCGTCCTTCACGAAGCGCCATGCCGGAAGCAGTTCCGGAAGCGCAATGACGCTAATCAGTCGAAGAGCAGGGGCGACTGGCCGTCCCTTCAGGCGCTTGGATGGGTCTCGGTTATCAACGTAGTGCCACAGGTTGGCGGACGCCTGACCAAGGTCCTTGAGCCATTTCTCCCTCCATTCTCCGCTTTTCGAACGAGCCGCGTGAACCTCCTTGTCCAGAAAGCGCTGCCCGAATGCTCGAGACTCCTCGAGAGGGTGCTCGTAGACCTCCCACCACGTCATCAACGGCGCCACGATCTGCGCCGGGGCGACATCTTCCGGCCTGGTCCGGATAAAGTAGGCGAACCACGGATCGTCCCAGTATTTCCCTTCTTCCGATCCAGACCTCGGCAGGTTGGACCGAGCGGCGGCATAAGCGTAGCGGGATCGCTCGGAGGCCGATAGCGTCTTATTCGGAGAGGTCTCTCGGGCGCCGTCAGTCCAAAGAGCCTGCAAGCAGTCGTAGGAAATCGGAAAGTCGTCCAAGCCCTCGCGCCCTTCCCCGAGGTTTCGAAGGAAGTCCGGAGCCAATATCTTCACCACCGCATTGTCGATGCACGCGCGCGCGCGTGACGCGCGAGTCGTCCAGTGGCAGATCCAGCATCCGCAAGGCATAGACCTGCCGAAAAAGAAGGTGCCGCCTCCGGCGTTGCTTCTCCACTCTTGTCAGCTGGCCGTGTTCCGTCTCATTTTCCAAGTTTGTGATGGCCGCGTCGACCAAGGCGCAGATCTCGGCCGCATGTGCATCAATCTTGGCACGGCCCGGCGGCTTGTTCTTGTGAAGACGACCAAGGGTCTCGATAGCGAGACCAACGACTGTGGATGGTGGTTCCCGATCCAACACCTTGGCCTGAGAACGCAGCAATTCGCGCGACAGTTCGACACTATCGTAAAGCGTGTCTGGGTTCGCACGGAGCTTCTTTACAGTGTCCCAGTCGGGCGCGGTCCGCAAGAACGTGAGTTGCGCCTGGGCGCCGCGAACATGCGGAAGGCCGTCTGAAGTCGGCCACTGGTTGCGGAATCGCCATGGCACGAGGTCAAATGCGGTCCGAAGATGCCAGGCAGCGTCAAGGACGGTTTGCGGCTCAAGCTGACGGTCACGGTTTGTCGCGATACGCGCGCCCTGCGGATAAAGGATCGGACAAAGGGCAAGTGCCGCATGCCGATGCGCGAGGGCGAGGCACCAGGGATCTTCGAATATCTCTGGCTTCCCTGCTGCTTGACGGCCTTTCTGCGTCAGGAAAAGATCCGAGCGGCTCTCGGCGACAAGCCCTGCATCGCGGAGCCTCAGAACGGATTGCTCGAAGCGCTTCCAGTCAATTAGAGAACGTTTCTCCACATCGAAATTGGCCATCGCGTAGGCTGCGTGACGGCTGCTGCCGAACCGGAAGATCGACAGCCGGTCGAGCAAGGCTCGGTCTTCGGGCAGGAGGTTAACATCCACCTGCGCCGGGGCCAGTTCTTCATCCTCTGCGAGCACTACGACGATCCGGGTCCCGAGTGTGCGTCCAGTCCGATCATACCGTTTCAGCGCCTCGTCCAGATAATCACGCTTGTGATTCAAGTGATGTCGTGGATTAAGCAGATCGAAAAACTGGTGATGAAACTCTGTCGGGAAAATCCGGTTCGTCCTGCGCGTCGCGAAGCCGGCGTCGTCCAACACGATCAGGAGGTCGGGCGCCACACCGAGACCGATTCTCTGGTCAGCGTTCTGATTGCACAGAAGCTTGCCGAGCAGATCGGCAGCATTCGGCAAATCCGCCCACTGGAATTGCTCCCACCAGCTTTCGCCCGCATCGAGCATCTCGGCCAAGGCTGACCATAGCCGCGTTTCCGTATCCCCTTCGGCTGACCGAAGAGTCGCCACACCAAGGCCCGGCTCCAGAAAATTGTTACGTGCCCTGTGATCCTTCCACGCTGCCCACTTTCCGAGGGCCGTCTCTACATCAAGGCCCGGATAGGCGTCTCGCACGCTTTTGCGCGTGACATGAATCACAGTCCGCCCCGTTGCAGAGGTCAGACGCTTATCCAGCGCCCCGAGCTTTTCCTCCTCATGCTGATACCACTGTCCTCCTTTCTTTTCGTAGAATTCGATATCAGCGCTTTTCAGCTGGCGCTTCAAGTGCTGATCGTTGTAAGCTTTCGTGATGAACAAGCGTCTTTGAGTGCGCAGGAATTTCTTCTGGAAGTCCGGAGTCCTCAGAAAGCTGGTCCGGCGCCATCCCGAAGGCTGCAGCGCATCTGCCGCAGCCCGAGCGGTGCGTGCGAAGTTGACCTCGAGGGTCTTGGTCGAACCATCCTTGTAGAGACCGTCGAGAAAAGCCTTCACTTCGGCCTTTACGGGGTCCGGATCCTCCAGTGGCTCGAGGTCCTCTTCCGCTGCAGTCACAACCGATGGGATTGTCGAACTTGTGTCGTCGTCTGCACCCTTTTCATCCTCGTCGACAGGTTCCTCGCCGAAGTAATCTCGACGGTCGCCTGCGATGACCACCCTCGGAAAACCTGCCCGGTTGGCGTACTCGAGCTTGGCAGAAATGCCCCGCACATTGCCCATTTCGAACTCGTTGTCATTGTATTCGATCTTCCCCGTGCACACGCCCATGGGCACGTCGCCGGAAGGCAGAAGAAGCGAAAGAGCGCACTGCACCCAGTACGCTTCGGCACTGCGGCCTCTCAACATGAAGAAGCGGTTCTCGGTTGGCAGCCGCTTCCATCCGGTGGCGGGAACGACTGAAAACACCGCCTCAACGATGTCGCAAGCGGCCCGAACATCGACAATCAGGCTCGCGTAGAGCTTCTTTTTGGCCGCATTCGGGTCAACGAAGTTGAGACGCCCATTCTGGCTTGCCCACAGCTTCTTGGCGACATCGAGCCCGATCTGGAAGGACCTCCGCCATTCCGGAAGGAAGCCAATGCGGAAATCACCCAACCGCGCCGGAAGCTCAGCTTCGGCGGGCTGAAACTGCGGCTTGCCTTTACAGAATTTTTTCTCCGCGTGTGAAAGGATGTAATCGAGCGAGACCTTCTGGCCGTAAGGGTTCGGACTGGGTAGAAAATCTGATTCTCCGTCCTCGGACACGAAGAGCGAAATCGGCAAACTCAGGCCCCTGACAGGCTGATGTCGTTGCTCTCCTTCGGCCGCTTCGTCCTCTGTATCCTCCGGCTTTTGCTCCGCCCCTTCAGTCAGGAGTGGCCAGCAGAACATGCTGCTACGATAAGCAGTCAGGATCCGCACCAGCCATGGTTCCACTACGCGTCGCTGAGGACCGGCTGCCTCCAACACGGCGTCGTGAAGATCATCCGCGTAGTCGAGCCGATCTCGGGTCTGCTTCGTGATATCGCGGCTTCCGTTATCGCGGCTTCCGTTTAAGGCAGCCTCTATCCTTTGCCCTATTGTCGAGTCCGGGTGCTGCAAGTGCTGAAGGATCGTCTTCATGCCGGGCACAGCCTTGGGTGCCGCACGATGTAACCATTTGAGGATCTTGAGGGCAGGGAGGTGCGGGCGTCGCAGGAGGTAGACCGCATGCGAGATCAAGATCCGGTTCAGTTCACCGGTCCCAACCTTGTCTCGCTTCAGGAGTTCGCGATGAGCCTTGGCGGCGAGCGCGCCTAGGTGGATCGGTCCGGCGGAGAAGCTGTCAAGCTTCCACGCCGTACTCAATTCCTTGACACAATCCTCACGGTACCAGTCGTAGCAAGCCCGATCGATTGTTGAGAGCAGGCGCAGGGTGCTGTCGGACAGCAGTTCGACGGATACGACGTCCAAGCTGTCGGCGAGATACTTGGCACAAGCGAGGGACCGCGGCTCGGACAGCGGATCATGGGTGCCCAGAAGAGTAGCCGCGAAAGCGGCGGCCTGATCGCGCAACCAGTATTCTCCGAGGCTCAATGTCGACTTCTCCTTCACGGCCCCCGCGTCCCGCATACTCACCTCCGATCCTTCCTGATCTCTACTCAGACAACAAACGGCAGCAGCAGCCGAACGTCGGCACTGTCCGCCCTCGCACCTTCTTTGGCAGCATAGATGGCGCCCATCCTCGCCTGGAAAGTAACGACGTGCATCTTCACCTCGTAAGCTCTGGTGGTGTCGGGCAACCGCTTGAGAGGGAAGCTCTTCACAGTTATCGGCCGATCAGGATCGCCCTGAACGTCGTCTTCGTCGATCCAGCGCAATTCACGGAACTCGACCTCGGGGCCCTCGTCGATGTGAAGCGTGACCGGATCGGGGTTCCTGAGCCGGCAACTCAGCGTGAACTGGAAGGCATCCTGCTTCCAGGTGCAGAAATTGGAAGGCTTGGAACGACGGCGTGCGGAGCGCCGAGCACCATCATCGGCGCGGCCAGCTACCGGGCCACCAATGTCCGTATCGACGAGGACAAGGCGCGGCAGGGCAATGTAGGCATCCTTGAGCTTCTCGAACACGAAGGAAAGCGCGCCTCCCGACTCTGCGGCCACGGCAACATTCTCCCGCGCGTCGAATTCCCTGATCGCCGCGCGAACACGCTCAGAAGTGCGCTTAACGAGATCGTCACCCGGTTCACGGGTGCGACCTTCGATATCAGAAAGAAAATCTTTCATTCGATTTTCGGCGGCGATCTTGTCGATGATATTCAGGAGTTCGGTTTTCTTCGTGTTTGACATCTTCATCACCCTCAAGAGCCGGCAAACGGGCGCAGCTTCTGAATAAGCTTATACCTCAGCCTTTGAAAATCCTGGGTCCCAAGCCCGAGACTTTTAGCGATGGCTTCATCGTCCAATCCCAGCAAGTAGCCATGCATCATCCCCTGAAAAACGCGCTGATATTTCTCATTCAGCTTGCCCGCAGCGACAGCGTGGTCGAATAGCCGCATCAGATCTGTGCGTGCACTTGCCATATCGGGACGCGGCGGAGAAACGTGCCAATCTGGTTCGATATTGTGCACGAGCCACTCAATTGCACCAATCCTGCCGTCATCCATCTCAGAATCCATACGTTCTACCCAAGCCATGTCTGCCTCAGAGAGGTACGTACCCCTCGTCCTTTTTCTCAGATAGTCGATGATACTTCGCTGAAGCATTAGGATCATGAGAAAGCGTACAACATTGCTGCTCGGCTCGTAATCCAGCACTATCTCCATGACCTTCGGGTTTCGCCTCTCGATGGCCTTGAGAAGTCTGATGAAAGAATCTGTGACGCAGTTCTCAGCCTCATATTCCTCAAGTGGAGGCAAATCCGTCTCTGTCTTTTTCACATGTTGCCCACTTCCGGCGAGTCGAAGCAGCTCCTTGAGGTGAGCTTCGTATGCTGCCGCGACGAAATCACTGTACGGCGAGTTGTGCCTCATCGGTCCATGCATTGGTGAAAAACTCCCGCTGTACTGTTCATTCGGTGGCCTGATAACCATCCCTTCAACTGTCCTCATGCACTTGCATTCGATGCATGCCGCCGCTCATCCCGCTCTGCGCGGCGCAGGATGTCGTCCGCCTCATGCGGCCAGCGGTAGAGGTCGAATTCGGTGGCGTCCTCGAACAACGGGCCGCGCGCCAGGGTCCAGCCACGGTCGAGAT